GCCCCCTGTTGTATTGTCTAAGAAAGCGTTGCCGCCAACAATTACGTTGTAATCCCCTGTCGTTGTCGCTCCACCAGTACCAAAACCAATTCCTATATTGTAGAAACCTTCAGTGTTCTGACGTAAGGCACCGTACCCAAGGCCCAAATTACGATATCCTGTAGTGGTGTTTTGCAATGCGAAACTGCCAAGGGCGGTGTTGTATGTTCCTGTAGTGTTTTGAGCCAGAGCTAATGTACCTACGGCGGTGTGGTGTAACCCAGTAGTGTTGCTAAGTAAGGCTTGCTTGCCAACGACAGTGTTGTTAGCGCCTGTAGTATTGGCGAGTGCAGCCTGATACCCCACAGCAGTGTTGTTGCTTGCGGTGGTGTTGGAGCTTAATGCACTATGTCCCAAGCCTGTGTTGTTGGAGCCTGTGGTGTTTGCGCCTAGACTATTAGAACCCATCGCATCATTAAATGCGCCTGTCGTATTTGCATCAAGCACTTGGTGACCAACACCAATATTACTATTACCACTTGTGTTAGCAGAAAGAGCAAGGTTGCCAACAGCCACATTAAAACTTCCCGAAAGGCTACCATCATCAAGTGCAGCATTACCCAGAGCCACGTTGCTTGTACCAGTGGGGTAGTTGCCGTCCAGCTTGATTGTGCCGCCATCAACTGACAGGTTGCCAGATACTGTAGCAGTACCAGTGAACGTAGGGCTTGCTAGTGGCGCAGCACCAACAACTTCTGACACAGTAATCTGTCCGTCAGCTAAGAGGCTACCGTCCGATGTGAAGTCTGCTAGTGTTCTCGCCTTGGTCATTAGCTAGTTCCTTACTCTGGTGTTTCTTGTGCAGCTACGTGTGCAGCATATGCGTCTTTAACCGCTTGCGTGTGAACGGCTGCACAGATGGCTTGCACCTCTACACTCTCGCCTGAGATGTCATCGTTAGGTGCAACGACATGGCGTGAGAAGGATCGACTGATCTCTGTGCCATCACGCTTGATGACTGTGGCAGTACGTACCTGCACATGTTTGTAGTCTCCTACGATCTCTATTTTGTCTTGTACTTCTTGTTCTGTTAATGCCATCGTTTTTCTCCTTTATGGCTTGGACTGACTACCCTGTGATCCAACAGGGGTGGTTATGAGTTTGTATTGTATGTTATGGAAAATATTAACGATGGTCCTGTTCCCAACTGTGCAGGTGTAAGATAGGTTGTTGCTGTGCCTGTGGTTGAAAATTTTAAATAAGCAAAGTTACCGTTTACGGTTGTATACCCCTGTAGGCTGGTAACATTTGTCCCAAGACCAGAGTAATACCCAACATTAACTGCTGCGTAAGAACCACTATTATTAGCAACACTAAACGGCAAACCTTGAATTGTAGCATAACTACCTGACATTGTTCCTGTAGTAGTAAAAGCAACATAGCCGTGTAGATGAACAGCGTTGCCAATTTTTGTGTAAGTACCGAGTTGTACACTATAAGATTGACCCGAAGTTGAAGAGCTACCTCCTATCACGGGTGTCCAACTTCCCTCTTCATAGTCATGCAGCTTATTGGCCACACCAGTTCCGCCCAAGAAAACACCGCCAGACAGATATGCGTCTTTGAAGCGATAAGAACTTTGACCAATATTCACGCTATTGTCGGTGATTGATGAGCCACGCATAGGCAAAAGACCGTCACCGCCAAAATCAATACCAGACTGATTGGTGTGTATCTGCAAATTACCGCCAGAGCTTCTGCAAGCAATACTGCCCACCTTGACAGTATCTTTGTAGAACCCTGCAATTTCACCATCTGAACTTTTTCGGTTCAAGGCAAAAGGTGCGCCGCCATCCCTAGTAACTGAGAACGCCTGACCGCTAGAGGTTGCCTGTATGCCAGTGAGCGAAAGGTCAGCAGAGGTTTTGCCTATAAACACAGTGCCGTCGCTGGCGATGTCCATAGCTCGTGTTGAGCCACCATTAGTGAAAAACCGTAGATCATTACGTGATCTAATTTGGGCAGAGCCAGTTGTATCCACTAAATTTATTTGAGCCTCAGTATCCGTTGATGTGAATGTGGCAACTACGTTTTCATTACCAGAATTAACATCTAACGCTGCGGCTGGGCTGTTTGTGCCAATCCCAACCCTACCTGTACCAGAGTGAACTAATAAATATGGAGAAGACCCTGCACTATTAGTTACTTGAAGAAGAGGGTATCCATTTGCGCCAGAAGCTGCGTCTTTTATGTGAACCCCATATGGTGTTGCAGATGTAGTATTTTGGAACAAACCTACAAAATCACCGCCGCCAGCGTGGGTTACATTAAGTTTGTCAGCCGTCACTGTACCCGTGACGTTCACGCCTGTGCTAGTAGTCTTTAGTTTTACTGAGCTATTTCCAGATTCGGCAAAGAAAAGTTCTGCAGCTCCTGTCCCGCCATTGGCTTGAAAATACTCGGTATAGCTGCCATTTTGGTCATCGCCTTGTATTCGAACATCTGAGTCAGCCTCGTTGCTACGAATTAAAAGGTTTCCTGTGTTGTTTAAAATACGACTCGAGGAACCAGTATGGTCTACTGTTAGATCATTGTTATCACCAAATCTGGCTGTGTTGTTATCACCGAATGACAGGTTGCCTGTCATGGTGTCTCCAGACAGATTCACGTAACGTGCGTCTGATTGGGTCTGGGTAAGGTGATCAGCTAATACAAATGTACCATAGCCTACGATCTCAACAATGTCGTTAACTGTAGTTCCACTGGCAAATACGACTGAAGTTCCTGACGTAGCTGTTACATCTGTGCCAACTAGCTGTTTTACGCCGTTCAAAAATACGTCTACATATCCAGCATCATACGTGGCTGCGAAAACTGTCTGCCCAGCCGTAGCTGTATAGTTGTATCTGTTTGTAGTCCCATTTACTGAGGAGCCGGCATTTGTCCAACCGTTAGCGGAGTACACTTTCATAGCACCCGCTGTAGTATCAAAATACAAAGCGCCTATAATCAGGGCATCGCCATCATTGTCCACAGCGGGTGCTGCAGATTTAGCACCAAGGTAGCGGTCATCGAAGCTGTCTAATGAAGCCGCCGCTGATGTAGCCGAACTTGCAGCCGCTGTTGCGGAGTTAGCTGCATTGGTTTCGCTCGTAGCAGCATTGGATTCTGAAGTCGCAGCCGCCGCTGCGCTTGCAGATGCCGCTGTACCACTACCAAGTATACCATCAACATAAGACTTATTACTCGCATGGTCATTGGCAGTTGGAGTAGCCAAGCCAGTGATGTTGTTGGAACCCATTGCAAGGTTACCAGACATGCTGTCGCCAGTTTTAGTAACCTGTAGGCCGTCCTGTTGATCTACGTACGCCTTGCTCGAAACATCCTGCGCCGCTGTCGGATCACCTACGCCAGTAATCTTGTTGGTGGACATGGCGATTGCGCCTGTCATGGTTCCGCCACTTAGTGGAAGCTTAGTCGCAATGCTGTTTGTAATTGTTGTAGCAAAGTCTGGATCATCGCCCAGCGCAGCCGCTAATTCATTGAGTGTGTCCAGTGTACCGGGAGCGCTATCAACTAGATTAGCTACAGCGTTATCAACGTCTACCTTACGTGCCGCATCGTTGTCGTTTGTTGGTGCAGACAGGTTAGTGATAGTAGCTGATGTGCCAGCGTTCATGTTCAACGTACCATCAATCGTGACGTTGTTGAATGTAGATGTACCACTAGAGGTTACATTACCCGTAAGGTTTCCTGTCACCGCACCTGTTACTGGCCCTGTATGAGTACCAGAGGTATTACCTGTGATGTTCCCTGTAACCGGGCCTACAAGGCTTGTACCTGTAATTGTAGTGCCTGTTATAGGAGAGGCCGAGGTTGCACCAATAGTGGTCCCGTCGATAGACCCACCATTGATATCTACAGAAGCTAATGTGGCCTGTCCTGCAGAAGAAATGGTAGTGAAGCTACCTGCCGCCGGGGTAGTAGCACCAATAACAGTGCCATCGATAGCACCACCATCTACGTTCACTGAATTAAGTGTTGCTAACCCTGTAGACTGTAGGGTGGTAAACTTACCTGTGCTATGTGAGTTTGCACCAACTGTAGCACCATCAATAGAACCGCCGTTAATATCCGCCGTGGCTGCTGTTAAAGATGTTGTAGCACTCAGTGTGGTAAACGTACCCGCTGCCGCTACAGTTGTACCAATAGCAGCATTGTCTATTGCGCCAGAGGCTACGTCAATGTTGCTGATAGTTGTTGTCGTGCCTACGTTAAATATGGCGTTAGCATTAACAGTAAGAATACCACCAAGATATGTTGTAGTGGCTACATTTAAGCTGCCATCAATATCCGCATTTCCCGATAGGAACAAATCCTTCCAACGCTTTAAAGTATGGCCTAGATCTTTGGTATTATTTGCATGAGGAGCAAAGTCCCCACTTGAATTAATAAATCTGTTTTCAAGCCAGACTGCAGCACCCGCCGCATTGTACACACATATGTAATAACGATCATCTGATACATTGTACCAAGCAGAGCCAACTGCATAACCATCGTTGGTGTCATCACCTACGGTTGGATCAGATGATGCAGCATAGTTATTTTTACCACCGAGACCACCATTTGCAGAGGGTAAAAACCCGCTTACCGAAGTAGCGAGATCTATTTTAGGTCCGTTGCCTGTAGTACCATCGTGAGCATGGCCTGTAGTGCCATGAAAGGCATTTTGAAGTGTATTGAATTCAGCATTGATTGGGGGAGCGGTGATATTCTCACCGTTAATAATTGATGCTGCAGACTGTCTGGTATATCCAGCCATTACCTTCTCCCTGATTGTGTGTATTCGACCACTAAACCCTGAATTGAGTAGGGATCAAAATCGCCGATAGTCACGTATGTAGCTCTGACAGAGAAACCGCTGCCCTCTACTGCCGTACTTATGATGGGTTTGTCGGAGCCGCCGTACAGAATGCCAGAGGCTGCATATGTAACATTTTGGCCTCGGTACTGAACCGGACGCCCTTCAATTTCTTCCACGTAGTTTGCCGGGTTAAATGTATCTGCAGCAAACCAATCGTAGGTTAGACCTAAGTTAATGGTCATAGGACCCTCGGCCCTTACAAATGTGTTTATTCGTCTAATGTGTTTTCTTACTTCGGTATCCCCAAAGTCAAAGAATGGCGTTGAATATACAGCCACAATGTCTGCGCCATCGAAGTTAGTGCCACGCTCTTGCTGATATACTTTGCCATTGTAGTCGCCATGAAGGACTACTTCAGATCCATTTATAAAATCAGAGGTAGCGCAGTTTGCTCTCATGCCGAGAATTTCACCAAACTCCCAACCTAACTGCTGGTCTGCTGTTCTAAGTCCACCAATAATGCCAAATGCTTCGGATACAGTGGATTCATTCCCACTCACTAAATACCTTAATTGTGATTTAGTACGGACAACAACACCTACCAGATCGTCCAAGTCGTAGTTATCACCAAGTGTTGATAGAAGCGTTTGTACCGCTTTGGAAATTGTTTCGATCTCTACATCGCCCACACGGGAAGTTCCCGCCACGGGCCGTACACCATCAGGTGCTAAAAATGCAAGATCACCTCCAATTTCAACAACTGAGTCCCGGGCAACACATCCCATGTTAGCCGTGACAGGTTCCAATATAAAAATAAGGTCAGCTTCTTCTACCGCCTTCTTAATTTGATTTCGGCCAAAGATAAATAAGTCTTTTCGGAAAGGGGCAAGCTGTACCACATCAAAGCCTACACGAAGTATGCTTGAGTTTGTGGCAGGGTCAAAATTTAAATCGTTTCTTGTATCAGAGAAAGCTACAGCATCTTGGCTAACTTGATCTCCTGCCAAAAACAAATAACCCTCAAAGGCGTTTACCAATTCAGGTCTTACTGGAACATTAGAACCACCCGGAGATCCTGATGCACCTGTGTTAGTAGGACTTAAATACGTCCATGTTATTCCGTTGAATACTACAGCGTTGTTAATTCCATCTACTAGACAGATTTTACCACCTCCGCCGAAGTTATATTTAGCTGCCCGTATTCTTTTAATCTCACGGTCTGCTGTAGAAGTGGCCGTATTGTGAATAAGTCCTGTTGTATATTTGGACCAAGAACCTGCTGTAGTTCCTCGGTAGAATGAATACTGTTGGTTATCTATTGTAACCACATCATTTTGAACTGGGGCAGTAGAAAATGATACTGTGTTGCTAACTATATTGTAGGCAGAAGATGGTTGAACATTGCCGTTTACTCGAACCACTAAATTAGTTGGGTTGGTTATAGTTAGAGTACGACTGTTATCATCAGATCCAGTGTAATTACTTTGTGCTGCAGAGGTGACAGTGAACTTATATACACGATCCTTACGTGCAGCAATTACCTCTGATGCAGAAGTATTCTCATTAAAGAATATCTCTAGTCCTAATACTGGACCTTCGGCATCAGAACCGCCAACTTCTACGTTCTGTCCGTAGTTAGTAAATCCATCAATCCTACGATAGCCACCAAACAAACTTGGCTCATAGTTTACCAGACGTGTAGCAACACCCGGAGCCTCTTCACTAAGCTGTAAATGATTTTGGGTAGCGTTTAAGCCACCCACTGATAATACTTTGTATGATTGAATATTATCTGGCATTAAAAGTTGACCCTCGTATCAAGCACGTTCTGGTACTTGTTTATCAAGACGGTCTGCATTTCTTTTATGCCAAGCATATACTGAGACATAGCAATATTAGCTGCTTCAGCGTTATCTCGGAACATATACATATGGTACATTGCCCCATCGATAATTACGTGATCATAAATCGTAGGCACTCGGGTTTCATCCGTGGTTGCCTGTAGATTAGAATGAGTTATGAAATATCTGAATTTTATTGTGTAGGCTTTATCCGGTGAGGGTGTTACACCATACCCGTTACCATGACTTGGAAATACGAAGTCTGGAATGGATAAACCACCTGAACCTGCGTCTTGGTCTGCAGATCTAAAACTTCTGTAATAATGGTCACGCTCAATGAATTGTAATGCTTTAGTATTAGTGCCTACAGAAGCATCCTTTTGAATCTGGAATGAGTTCCACTCTGCACTTTTAAAGAAGTCTGGCCAGCTATATTCTTCAACGCCCTGTGTAAGAACCTGTGTATTTTCAGCCGCATTGAAGGGCCACTCAAATTCTGCTGAATTTATCTTAGCAATAGATGCTCTTACGGCATCCTTGGCTAGTGCCTGTACCCCACGAGCGCCTACAAAGTCGGATTCCGCTAACTCAACTTCGTTAAGTCTTCGGAGTAATGTGTTAGTCAGGCTGATAAAAGTAGTAGGCATATGTAACCCTAATCAAAGTGTAGTGGGGGACAACTAAGCCCCCCACCATATGTTGCTATGCAGCGTTATATACTGCGGTCATGATAGCTTCTGGCTTCAAGATCTTGCGCCCATACAATTGCATGCCCCGGACCTGATCACTGAATGTAGTTGGGGAGCGGAATGTTTCCGTTTTTGCCAACTGCTGTGCAGATGCGATAGATGAGTCATGGCCAGCAACAATCACGCCGAAGTTCGTTTCCGAACCCGCTGCCGCATTTGTGTCTGGGCCAGTACCCAAGTAAGGTAAGTTGTTAGATTTGTAGACACGAAGGCCACGAATCAAGCCACTACCTAGACGACCATTACGCAATTCATCTCCGCCACCGAAGTCAGAATTAATGAATTTTGAATCTTCGTCCATGAGCATCTCGATCATTACGGGGTCTAAACAAATCCATCTCCCGTCTTGATCTACGTTTGCTTGGTCCATTTTACGAGCGATACGGTTAAGCAATGCCAAAGGTGAAGTGATAGCGCCAGCGCCACCTCCTGCTGCCATTGGAATTGATGTAACTTCACCAGCTACGCCAAGATCAGATCCGCCAAATTCTGTAATATTTAGAGAATTTACAGCAAGTAATTCATCATTCCCTGCCGCTGAGTTAGCTTTGGTTCCGTTAGTATCACCGGAAGCTGAACGCCGTGCCCATGATCCTGCACCACCTTTCCAGCCTGACAAGTAACCCAATACTTCTGAGTCAAATGTATCAGCTAGACGGTAAGCTGCACGGTCTGTTGCCAGATCCATGAAGTTAACGTGGCTGTGTGCCGCTTCGATATCGTCGATTGCAAACTGGAAATAGTTAGCTTGATCGACAACCATTGTGAAGTCAGCGTCTGCGAGATCTTGAGTAGCCAGAGTTGTGCCACGCTCATATGTTGAGACCGTGATTTCAGGCTCCTTAATAATTCTCACACTGTCGCCAAATTGGCTGATCTCACCTGTGTAATCAGTATTAGTGATGTCTTCACAGACGGAAGTTTTGCGGAATTCCTTCATCACTTTTTGACTGTAAATTACAGGCGAGAAGTTTCCGTTTGGTAGGTTAGAATACCCACTTGCTTTTGCGAATGCCATTGTATTTCTCCTTGTGAAATGGCGGCCCATAAGGGCTGGTCAGATCAGAAGAGAGCTATTAAGCGGCAGTAAGGTGCCGAGGGTGCGTATACACTGCCGTATATACGGGCCTCACCTAACTGGTGGACTAATCGTCTTTTATCTTCTGGGGATCAAACAAACTAAGTAGCTTCTAGGAAGGGTCAGTTTGTGTTTTGTTTGATGCTTTTGTTATACCATCATTAGGTGTTTTTTGCAACACTTAGCTGGTTAACGTGCAGCACCGGACATATCGTATTCGAACTCGCCACGCTTGATTGATTCAAGAATAGCGTCTTCGTTCTTTTCAAACTCTGCTGATGACATTGCATCAACTTGGCTTTCTTTAAATCGTGCCCGAGTTCCACTGTTGGGTGAAGCAGATGAGGAACGTCCTACTGAAGCTGCTGCACTCTTATTAACGCCCCTTTTGCCTAAGTCTGCTTTGAATAGATCAATAGCACGAGCTGCCGCATGAGGGTCATTAACATTCTTATATAATGCATCCTGAATATACTTAGGCTGTACTTTAGCCCACTTATGGAATGCCGGATTAGCTCGAATCTTATCAAAGTCAGGATGTGCCTGACGCAATAGTGTTTCTGCTTTACCTCGGGTGATTTCGCTTTCCAACTTTTTCAAGTTTTCCATCTTCTTTTCACCCATCGCCAGAGCCTCTAATGAACGCTTCTGTGCGATTGTATCGATGATGTTTGCCACATCAGGATACTTGCGTACCCACTCCGCTACTTCTTTCTGTGAAGTTGGAAATCGAATTTGTTGCTTAGTTGCTGCAGAAAGCTGTTGCTTCATCTGCTGAACTTCACGATCTTTTTCGGACATCTGCATTTGAGTATGCCGCCGTAGATCTCCGTATCGTTTCTGCCAGCTTTCATCATCGCCTGATGCGGATTGAGGAGAGGACTGTTGACTAGCCATCTCTTCTGAATACGGTTTTTCTTCTGCGCCGAGATTTTCTCGGTACGCACCTTGGTATTTAGCCATTTCTGGGTTTCCTTCTGGGGGCCGAAAGTAGCCGAGTCTAGCTCGGGGTTTGCGGGTAGCCCTTCCCACGCAAAGGGTTATCGGATGAAGGCAACCTTAGGAGTTGATTTAAAGGCGTAGCTAACTGTTGTAGCTTCTTCCTCTTCGTCATCTTCTTCTAAGACTTCTTCTTCCGTGTCCACCGAAGCAACCTCTACATCGTTGCCTTCCGGTGTTTCGTATTCTTCTTCTTCCCCTTGTTCTTCCTCGTACTCTTCGTCGGAGTCTCCCGTATCGTGTAGCTGTCCCATCATATCCATAGACATAAGCCCTGACTTAGCTTCAACCATCATATCTTGGATATGCTTTAGGCCATGCCAACGAACCACATCTGCTGGAATTACATATTCGCCTTCGGACAGAAGAGCTGAAACATCATCTGCCACTTCTTCTGGGAGTGATCCTACAGGGACAGGATTTCCTGTCTCCTCTTCAGTGTCATAATACGAACCGGGCATCATGCCTTCTCCGCCGCATGATCCATCACATTCACCCTCGCAACCACAAGGCATTCCGCCGTGATAGGCTTCCATTGTTTTGCTATTTTCAGACCCATCTAAGTAACCGCCTTCAGCAAACTTATTGCTTAGAAGGCTTAACAAAGGGGCCATATCGTCCTTGTCCAAATCTTTGGTAAGAAACTTTTTTAGGCCGTCTTTTATGTCATCATTGTATTTGTCGCCAACAAGTACACCTGCAACGCCGGAGGCAGGATTACCACCTGCCAGCAATCCTAACAGACCGCCCATCATATCTTTTGGATCTTTATCTCCATCTTTAAGCGCTGCGCCAAGGAGTCCCCCTAAAAATAGTTCTTTAGGTTCATTATAGTCTGTCATAGTGGAATTTTCTTGCATGTACTTTTTCCTTCTAATTTCCTCTTCCTCATCTTCTGCAAGGCCTCCAAAAGGTGAATTCATTCCAAATTCTGGATTTTGGGAATCGGGATCAATTCCGAAGGAGTCTGGTGTTTCTTTAGGATCTATCCCAAATAAGTTAGAGATTTTTTCATTGGCTTTTTCTAGTGGATTTTTTCCCATTATAGCAGAACTAGCCATTATACCTGCCATAGGCCCTAAACCTATAGCTGAAGATGCAAGAGCTGCTATTGCCCTAATGCCAAAATCCTTAAATGAAGACTTTTCGTCTTCCTTATCTTCGTCATCGTTATCTTCGTTTTCCTCGGCTGTTACATCTGGAGTAGCATCAGCCTCTTCACTAAGACCCTCCTCAGAGGAGATTCCTTCTTCGTCAGCGGCATCCATGCCTACAGCACCACCAAAGGCTAACTCTTCTATTTCTTGGTTTTTTGTTGCTTTTTGCACGGCCTCACCTCTCGCCATTTCATAACTGCTAAGTTCACCATCGTTATTTAAGTCAGCTTTTGCCCTGTCTAATCGAAACTTTTCGTCGGCCATTGATTGGCCCTCGATAGACATTATGCCCTTCTCACTCTCGGAGTTATCTAAGAACCCACCACGAGCAAGTTCTGGTTCATCTTGTCCATCACTCATCAATCCAGCGCCTGTGGCTGCACCAAACAATGACAATACAGGTATTTCCTTGTTCAAGAGCTTTTTAAACACGCTCTCCTTGCTTTCATTCATAGCTTGTGCAGTTACATCGATGCGCTCATCGAGTAGACGGGCTACAGACTTTAGCTCTGATGCTAGTCCTGTACTGTCGCCAGATCCAAACCAACCCATAGATTGTGCTTCGGCAGGAGACACACCTAGCTTCTCAGCGGTTAGGCGGTAAATATCGGAAAATACTGCGTACTCTACCTGCTTACTCTGACCTTTGGTTGTTTGAGATTTTATAGAGTCATCAATCATATTTGCAGGATTTAATGACAGAGGATCTGCTTTGTATTGATCTCGATACTCTTTCTTAATGAAATCAATGGGGATGCTTCCCGGCTGAATCTCATTCATTGCGTCTAAAGCACCACGAACAGCGTGAGTATCTACCGTTACGCCATCTAAATTACCGTATACGTTTTCAGCAAAGGTGGCTGGTTTAGGATTAGTATCAGGATTAATTCCACCTGCATCTACATCCTCTTTTAGCTTTCTGTGAATGCCATCCGCTTTAAGAGGTACTAACTTCCCTTGCTTATTAGGAGCGAGTTCACCCTTTCGGCCAATCATCATAGGGTAGCCACGCTCATTGATGCCTGTACCGCCGGGGCCTACAATATCATCTAAATCTAGTCCTAGCTGACGCTTGGTTATTACCAAGGTAGCATTGCGGATGTTCTGTGCAGTTTCTGTACGTGGGCTAGTTGCAGCGTAAGCCTCTGCAAACTCCTTCATCCAATCGTATATTTCTTCCTTCTTGAAGCCCATAGAAATGGCTTTGTCTACAATCGGACCTGTGTGGTAAAAGTATTGTGCCTCAGTCCCTAGCCAAGGCCTCATACGCTCTGCTAGGCGGTCTGCTATCTTGTCCATAGCCTCGCTTACTGGGCGTCCACGATCATTTCCGGGTAATGGCTTATTTGTACCAGCGTCTTGGCGAGGTACATATGTAGGCTTCTGTTCTGGTAGTGTTTTAGTGTAGCTTTCAGGGGAAAGATCAAACAGAGGGTTTTCACCGCTCGGTTGAATTCGGTCCCTAGTTGCTAGATCCATCTGGGATGCACGTATATCTAGAACGGCTTGTGCTGTTGATGTATCAGGCTGACTTGCTACTTTTTTAATCTGTACACCAGCCGGGCCAAGTTTTAGGCGGGTTACTTCAAACCCTTCGCCTAGAGTTTCCGTAATGTATTCCTGCAACTCTGCTTGAGTAAATCCCTTTTGGTATGTTCCTATTGAGGTAATCTGAGACATAGGCTCAGATCCCGGTTTTCCTTTTGCAGTCATAACATCCCTACCACGGGTAGTGATAAGAGCTACACCATCAGATTTTAGGACACGGCCAATATCTTGGACAATCTCATCTCTCATTTCACGAGGGACTACGTTTAATACGTTGAAACTTGTTATTCTAGAATAGGAACCATCAGGTATTTCAGAAGCACTCATAAATGTGGGGTCAAATCCCTCTCTAGGAAAAGGCTCATAAGTGTCATATCCAAGTTTTTTTTGGGATAGTCCTAGTCCGGCACCAAAGTCTAGTGTAGGTTGGTCCGGTGCTACTTCATTTAAAATTCCATCTGCTTTTTCGTAAGTAGGTAAAGTTCCCGCAATCTGTGTTTTTTGAGCATTAGCTGCTGGAGGTAAATTTATATCTGAAGTCTTTGTAGAAAATATATTACCACCGCTCATACCTAGAGTATTTGGGTCTATATTTTCAGCAACATCCGCCAGCTTCTCAAGCCCACGCTTACCCGCTTTTGCTAACCCTTTTGTAAGTGGAAATGCCTCTGCTGCGCTGAGTAACCCCTCACCTACAGCTAGACCCATACCTAGCTTATCATCTGTGTTTCTAGCCCTTACAAAACTGTCTTTGGCATTATCAGCACCAAAAATAAGACCTGCAGGAGTAATATCGGCAAGGCCCATGCCATAACTACCATCAGTCGCATTTGGGTTCCCCATAAGCTTTTCTGATAATTTATTAGCCTCGTAACGATCCATTGAGATGTCTAGGCCCGTTAAGTTACCAACCACATCGCTAATTTTAGAGTAGAGTCCATCTCCATCATCGCCCCCACTTAGGAAGTCTGATATTGCATACTTGGCCTTCTCTTGGACAGTAGGCTCATAGTTCATTAAAACAGAACCATCACCTTTGGGTTGATCTATCTTACTCTCATCAGCCATTAAACCCTGATTTTCTTCCTCAACTGCCATACTACTCAGCTTCCTTTATTGTTTCTTCACGAAGCGTTTTGAATCGTTTAAGTTCTTGGATTGAGCCTTGTATTTGACGTATGCGATCAACTTCATTTGCTGTTTCTAGCTGGGACCTAAGTACATCAATACGGTTACCTACATATTCATGCAGTAAGTCCATATTCTGCCTGTCATTCACCATAATAAGCAGTCGGCGGTAGAACAGTTTATCCATTTATTGAGCCGGGCCTTGAGGTGGCGGATTGCCACCATTATCACCACCACCAGCTCCCGTGAATCCCGGAGCGCCCGGTTCAGGGGCATTTCCGGGCACTGCCTGTCCGCCACCATTGTTAGTGGGGTCAGGAGCCTGTGGCTGACCTTGTGGGGGCGCTTGTTGAGGCATCAATGCCGCCATTTCAGACATTAATTTAGCCTGTATCATAGCTTCCCGGGGATCATTCATGATGTAATCTTCATCCAGATCCATCGATGCAGCTATTTCTTTTAGGACATAATCAAACTTAATAAATGGTGCCATTGCTGGGTTACCGGATAGCTGCATAAATTGAATTAGACGTTGCGATCTAATTTCGTTACGCATTAGGCTTTCAGTGCCTCGGGCCACAACATCTAGATCACCCTGAAAGTCTTCGTTGTAATTAAACTGCATATTAAATGCGAAGAGGGACTTGCCTAAGGGAGCCAGTAAATAATCATCGATGTTCTTAACTACGGACTTAATACCTTGTGCGGCTGCGCCCATTAGCATCGACATACCAGAGGCGGTCCTACCTACCCCCATAACTCCGGTAGAGCCGTGGGCAAATGAAGGCATACCAGTGCTTTCGTCGGATAGCTGTCGAGCCTTATCAAACATCATAATTAGCTCTTGGCTGACATTGGGGAACTTAGTGCCAAAGATGGCCTGTCCGGGTGCCCCTGCCTGTCTCCGAAAGACTTTGCCGGGGTATATGGACATATCTTGCCCCGGAACCAAGTTGGTTTCATCAACTTCAACCAGTAGGTTTCCAGATAGCGCAGCATTATCCACCGCCATACGCATAAAGCCATTCATTAATAGCTGCGTGTCTTCCATATTTTCCGCAACGCCAATACCGAAGAATCCGTAAGGATTAAGTTCGAATGGGACTGCAGAATACGGAATTCTAGTAGGCGTAAACGGGTTCATTACCAGACGAAGTATCTGACCATTACAAACCCAAGCATTTACGTGTATTTCGTCACGATCACTTAGGGCATCTGGTATAGTAAGCTCTGCTGATTCAGCAATTTCCCTATCTACAACGCCCCAGTATTCCAGTACCTCAAAACGCTCAATATCTGACTGTGTTTGGTTATCTTCTAGGATTTCTTCCCAATATTGTTGGGTATAGTCGGCACCAAACTCAATCGCCAGCTCAATGCTTTCCTCACGGAAGAATGGGCGGTTTTTAAGCGCACGTATTTGCGTACGGCTCATGCGGTGGCGTTGAACTACATACTCAGCGTCATGCATACTACGTGCATCAGGATCTGGATACATATTCCAGATAGAAACGGACTCTACCTTTGGAATGGTTTTAAATGTAGGCTCATATTCGCCCTTATCATTCCAGCGAGGATACTCTTTGTCAGTTGCAAAGGGGCCTTTTAAAATACCTGTACCAAACAGCGAACACTCGAATGCTACAGAACGTAGATGCTTATCCGCATCAGATTCATCTAGCTGATCGTGTATTAGACCTTCCATGAGTCGGGCAGACTTCTTAGCAGGTTCATATGTAGCAGAGGTAGGCGTAGCACCCGGGCCTTCTTGAAGAGAATCCTTAACCGGATCTAGTTTGTCACTGTAAGGACCAGCCTTCTCTAGAAGCTCTGGACGTGCGCTTATAGGGCGTAATGGTGTTTTGCCATCCGGTCCTGTTTGCATCTGAGCTTCGAAGTGTATAGACTTCTCAACTCCTTCAGGGTTTCGAGAGGCCTCAATGCCTATAGGAAACTTGCTGCCAGCAAACAGAACATCTGTGACCTGTGCATATGCAGCCAAAACCTTAGTTTTAGTGATTTTAATAAATGCTTTGGACTTCTCTGTGTCCGTAAATTGTACTTCTGGGCCGTATATACCACGATAATTGCGGTAAGCCATCAACCATCTATCTTCATCTGATTCACGGCGTGTTTTAGAACGCTCATAACGCTCCTTAACGTGAGACACCAAACCAGAAAACTCAATGTTTTCTTCTTCTACATTGCCATCTTCTTCAAGAGCCACAACATTAGTGTTTTCTGTAGGTGTATCTGGTGAGATATCTTCCGGTCTAGTCATTAAAGCCATATTTTAATATCCAAATACTGAGTCAGAGGGTTGCCACCTGTTTATGGGTTTGTCTCCAAAATCAAATGGTGAGAATGCTTTAGGACGGGACATGATGCCGTATCTTATCGAGTCATAAGCGTGGTCAGAGGCATATCGGGGATCGATATCGTCTGTACCTTTAGGGTCTGTAGGTATGACAGGTAAATCTGCAATGATTTGTCGGCAGTTATTAAAAAATACTATACCGGGTGTGTCTGTCTCTGCATCTACTTTTAGTAATTCGTGTAATCTGTTCTTACCAGCAACCCTAGCCCCTGCAGATCTATCGGATGGACGCCAGCGGCATCCTTCTGAAATCATTTCCTCTGCAATGGATGGACCAATCTGCCCACGGTTGTGCCAACAAGAACTATCGAGGATTCCGTACTGTAGGTTGTCACCTAATTCAGCACTTAGTACGGCTTTAGCTAAATCCCTACCAGTGTGCTTGCTAAGGTACAGTTCACGGTAAACATACAGTGTTTCAAAGCTGGGGTCAATAGCATACCAGTGTACCGCTGAGTAGGAACTGTAACCGAAGTCTGCAGATCTAAATCTGCGCCATTCGTGTGGTATCTCAAACGGTTCACATACATGAGTTGATTGTCTGAACTCGCTAAATGCGGCCCCGTCAACCATCGCCCAATCGCCATCTAGTAATTGCCGCCGTTGCATTTCAGGTAGCGATAACAAGTTGGCTTCGTATGTACCTTCTTTGTACAGGTACGGGTTGTCTTTAAGTGTTGCAGGAATAAATCTACGTTGAAATAGAGGCTGCCCTGCCTTATCATGACTATCTGGGTATCTAAGAACTTCACCACTTTCGATGTCTGTTGCATCAAATGGTTTTCCTGCTGGTGCAGGATCTACG